GGTGTACCAAATTCCGCATCATAAAACAAAAGTACTGCATCTTTATTACGCTGCATATAAGCACCTGCCATCAACAAAGCGAATGCTGACTTAAAGTGCTTAGAAGGACCTGCCAAGACTAAGAGTCCTGGAGAGACGCCGCCATCAATTCGACCTGATAGTGCAACGTTAATCATTGGCACATTAGTTGGTGCCATATCTTTCTTACCGTAAACTTTCGATTCCAATAAAGGAGCCGACATCTTAATAGTGCTGTTCTTAACGAGTTTATCTAGTAGACTCATAATTTAATTTCCTTCTACGATTGAAAGCAGTTTAGCTTTATAAGCCTGAATCTTTGCTACACGGTCTGGCCAATAAATTGTTGACTTGTCTGAGTTTTTACAAAGATTATCCAAGAACGGCGAAATAGATTTATACAGAAGTTCTAGTCTGTATTCAAGATCATCAGCAGCAACTTTGGCATCAGTTAGTTCGTCTGCCAAAGACTGCTTTTCGATGCTGATATTATGAATAGCATCTTCGGCCGCAGCTTCTTTTTCTTGAAGCTCTTCATCAATGAAGCTGAAGCCGAAGTCAAAATCTAAAACCTCTTCATAAGAAGTTTTATTAACCATTCGCTAGTTCCTTGAAGATCGACAGGTCGTCATCGTCGTCATCCATAGACATATTGCTTGAAGGCTCTGGAGCTGCTTCTTTAAGAGTTGGCGTAGGAGCTGCACTAGAAGAGTTACCCATACTGCTTAAGTCAAACTCGTCATCTTCTGCTTTTGCAGGAATTGAAGCTTCTTCGTCAAGCGCAAGTACACGGAACAATTTAGTTTTCAATTCGTTATAAGACTTAAAGTTCTTAGGATCAACCAGTTCTTGCAGTGAGTGTTCTGCGTTGTAGATACGCTCTAGTTCTGCATCATCTTCAGAGACCGGTGAAGGACTGTCGAATTCTGATTTGTCGTAGTTAGGATAACCTTCAAACTTACGGATCTTAAGGCGGAAGTTAGCACCTTCCCAAAGATCAAAAGGGTTAACCGGTGTTTCATCTTCAAACTGTGGGTTCATAAGATCGTTCAACTTATCGAAGATTTTCTTACCGAACTGATACATAAAGACTTTGCCATCATTATCTGAGTTAGCTGGATCTTTAACAACAAGAATGTTAGCGATGTATTTCAGACGACGCTTTTGCTTACGAGCAAGAGCTTTATCATCGTCAACACCAGAATTCCACAATTTACCGTTGAATTCGGAAACTGGATCATCTTGGTTGATAGTAGTAAGGGAGTTTTCGATGTACCATAGACCTGTTGGGCCTTGGAAACCGTGATCCCAGATGCGTACGAATGGCATTTCTTCACCGGCCGCAGCAGGCAAGAAACGGATAATCGCGAAACCGTTACCAGCTTTATCGCGGGTTGGCTTCCACATTTTACCTTCGTTAGGATCTGAGTAGCTCTTAGTTGAGATTTTTTCGAGCTGAGAGTTCAATTTGTTAAGTGAACTAGAACGGTTCTTTTTGAGTGCGTCAAATGACATATTTGATATTCCTTGTATTTGCTGTATATAGCATTGGTTATATTTGCGATGTGTGTTGTAGATTACTCCACCATCTATTTATTAGAAAAAACGATCTCGGACAATATCCTTAAGCTTTTTTTCGTCAATCTGTAGAAAAGGTTTATATTTCTTCATTAGCCTTATTATATCATAAGCTACGATTTTGTCAACTACTTCTTTGTCCCAATAGGGAAAAATATTTGCAATGTGCGAAAGTATAGTAATTGTTTCAAGACTAACTTTTCTCTGCATATACATAGTCATAATTAATGGATGCTGTCCATTCACTGCAGTAAAGTTAGCTTGAAAGTTATCGTCAAGAGAGCTTAGATCGCTTTTGAATGTACGAGATAAAGAATCCATCTTGCGCTGCCATTCAATATAACGATCTTCACCTTCTTGTTCGATAATCTCACGAATCCAAGCATTTGGTTTAACTACCATATTAGCAAGCATAAGCTGTTCTGGATTATCTTTGCGAGAAAGCTTTTCAAAGAAATAAGCGTCATTGCGAGTTCTAAATTTATCGAACGAAGCTCTTATCTTTCCGTGATAACGGTGATAGTCGTAACCATCAGTAGTAAAATGCTTTTTCATTGCAAGGTACTTTACATACCACTGAAAGGATTCTTCATTAGCATAACTCTGTGATGTCTTTATCATCTTTATTCACCATTCTCAATTCAATCGCGTCACTTCGTACTTTTTCTTTTAAAATAGAAGATTTCTTTACAATTTCTGCAACAGTCTCAATTTCTAGACCATTAATTTCGGCGTATTCTACTAAAGCATCAATGTAGTTTACGCCAGAAGCTAGCATTTCTTGTATATCATGATGTACTTTTTCTGGTGTTCTTGGTGCTATCATAGTGGTGCTATCCATTTAATGGTGTAATCCCGGCTATCCAGTTCTGTGCAGCTGACTGCGCAAACTGCATGTTTTTGTTTTCATAAACTTCTTCTTTAACAAATTCACCATTGATAAAGCACCGAATACCAGCTGTAGATTCGGTAGCAAAGAACTCTGCTTTAAGTGATTGACCAGCTTTTTCAGCTAGTATAGTGTTATTTGACATTTTTTCTCTCCTGTATGTTAGATGACGCTTTTACACTTCCGCAATATATGCAATAGCAAACCGTTACATCAAACCAATGAATACCAAACATTAGTTGTTTAGTACCACGTGTTATATCTACTCTATCACAACAACCACTGATTGTCAACTCTTTTTTTGGCAATTGACGATTTAAATTTGGTATTGGAGCAACTGGAGTAATTTTCATTTATCTTTCCTCAAATAACACATCATTAACATATCGTTCTTTATCTTCTTCTGATATTCCCATTCCAAGAATAGAACGATGTAGATGCGGATTAAGTTTCTGATTAGAACAATATTTGTTTAATTGCGGTAATGTATTACGATTTGCAACAAAAGAATCTCTTTTTATGTTTGTTAGATAGTAATTTAACAGATTAGTTGTTGCACTAATGAATTGATCTAGTTCTTCTTCAGTATTAATATTACCAACTGCTATCATATTTTCAGAGAAAATTTCTTTGGCCCAAGGCGGGAGTTCTCTAGGCTTATTCCACTCAAGATCTTTTGTTGCTTCAGCCATATATTCGTTATAAGGATGATCAAATCCGCCTAGCGGTGAATAGTCCATAAACGAGCCAGTGATTTTCTTTGGTCCAGCTACGATATCAAAGCCAAGAATCGGAAGTTCATAACCAATACGCGGAAATATGTTTACGTGCATTAGCCATAGACCTTTACCATCTGCTGGTTTAATCGTTTTTAAATGGCACTTATATATCTCACGTGAGTTCCAAAAAGTATCATTCCAACCTTCAAAGTGAAGATCTTCTGTATATTTTTCATTATCATAAAGATCGAAATGCTTATTAAACTGATCATTGATGTACTCGGCGTACTTATCAAGCCTGTCCCAAAGATCCATCGATTGTTCCTCTATCTGTTAGCTAAAAATTCTACATAAAGATCCCCTGTTAAGAGGATCTTATTCGACTACTAAAGAGTTAATCATTTAGCTTTTTTAGCTTTCCTTGCTTTACGAGCCTTAGCCCAAGCATGAGCAACTTTAGTTTCAATGACTTGCTTGATCTGCGCCCGCTTAGCACGAGCCGCTTCACTTCTACCCATTCTTTCTGATTTTGTCATATCTTTATTAATTTCGATATCAACAGTTTCGACATCTTCAACAATAAGTTCAATTACGGGTTCTTGCATGTTTATCTCCATTTTGTCATTTCTTATAGTAATTATATACTAAAACTTAGTGGGTGTCAACCTATTCTGTCATTTGTTTAGATAATTCATCAAACAACATTGATGCAAAGTCGAAGCATACTTTAGCTTCATCTGCCATATCATCTGAAAGAAGTGTTCTAAACTCTTCAATGAGAACTTTAGTGTCTCCTTCAAATTCATACATTAGACCATTGCCAGGTGTTTTCTTTTTAATGATTTGGCCGCCATGAAGTTCACCAAAGTGACGAACATACATATGTGCTAATAGAGCTTCGTTATCATCAGCTTCAGCCAAGGCTTCAACGTGAGCAATATACTTATCTACTGATGGTGGGAACTTGCCGTCTGGCTCAAAACCGTATGCTTCTTCTAGCTGACGAATATCTTGAAACATTCGAGGTGCTCTGTGAATAGCCTTTAGGTTTGGTGGAATGACTGTAACCCGCTCAAGTACTTTGTAGTTGAGATATTGACATTGCAAGAATTTGTAATACAGTGCTGGGTCAATGTTACCAGAGATAAGTTCTTTGGCGAATACTCTGCGTTCTGCAGATTGATGGTGCGCCCACGTGAGCTCTTTTAATTTGCTTGACATAATATACTCCGAGTTGTTATTTCATACATTTATTTAGTTTAAAAAAGGAGACCCCAAAGAGTCTCCTTAGTTCGGACGGCATTTAGCCTATTCCAGTGCTAATATCAATTGTTTAGAAGCTAAAAGTTGCTCTAACAATAACTTCGCTGCGCTGTGCTACTTCAAAATCGTATGAAGTCAGTGCTTCTAGCTCAATGCTATCTGCTGCCGCGAAAGTTGCGCCAAAAGCAATTTCTGGCTTTACATCAAATGTATCCATTAGAGTAAAGTTGTTTGTGTTGTCCCAAACATTAACATCCATTGCTGCTGTTACAGTTAGACGGTCAAACGCATATGGTGTATATGCAAGCTCTGGAGAAACTACAAGAGTTGAAGTTTCTGCGTCTACTTTGTACTCTGCAACAGCATCAGTGTTAAGAGCTAAGCCAGCTAGTGGAAGATCCATAGCAGATGCTGTTGACGCGAATGCCGCAAGAGCAACAGTTGTGATAGTAAGTTTCATTTTTGTAATCCTTTACATTTATTATTCTTCATAATCAAAAGGCCCGTTCTGTTTCTAGGTGGAGCCCATACCCGTAGTACTTATGCTGCTAGAGCAAAAGTCTTAGGTGCGAAATTTTCATTTGTTTTTACTAGTTATATATAACACGCAAAACCTATATTGTCAACAAATTTTTGCGTGTTATTTTATTTGTGTCTTTTACGCAACAGTTTTTACAGTGCTTTATCAATGTGACCGTGATTACCCGCGTGACTTGGAGCAGTCCAGCCTTCTGGTTTCATAAGATCTGGCAGGCCAAACGGATTAGGACGACCTTCTTTAACACCAACATGTTTAGCCATATTAGCAGCATAGACAGCATCCCAAGCAGTTCCAGTATCAACACCAAACACATCTAATGTACCCAGAGCAAATACGACTAGATCAATAAGACCATCGACAACTTCTTCAGGATCTTTTGCTTTAACTGCGTCTACTGTTTCGGTTAATTCTTCTTGGCACATAGCCAAACGAAAATCTAAATACTTAGACATAAGTTCTTTGTTTTCTTTATTAGCCATGAACCATTGATGAACTTCAAATTTATCATGCATCATGTACATATCTTGCGCCAGATCAGACATTTATATTACTCCATTTTTTAAGTTTTTCGCGTTTATTTTTAGCAGCCAGTTGAATTTTAGACATATCAATTATATCTCTTTCTTCTAATAGATTAATCATACATATTAAGTCACCTATTTCTGTCTCTAATTGTAACACATTAACGTTAGATTGTACACCAAAACGTATAAGTTTAGAAGCGGCTTGGATAACCTCACCGCATTCTTCCATTAAAACTGTAAGAACTTCTTGCAGTTCTTTATCTTCAATCACATTTAATTACCAATAGTTGCTGATTCAAATACACGATTGTGAGTGTCATTACATCTAATAAAAGTGACGCGCGAAGATAGATCTTTTAATCTAGCTGCGCCAACATAAGTACAAGTAGATCTAATGCCACCTAAAATATCTTGTATAGTTATATTAACACATCCTTTGTACTTTGTCAACACTGTTCTTCCTTCAGATGAACGGTATTCTTTTAAACCACCAAAATGTTTATCATTGGCAGATTCTGAGCTCATACCATAGAACTGTACAAACTGTTTTTCTTCTATAACACGTTGGTCATCGTCAAAAAACATGCCGGTCAGCTTAGTGATTGGCTTTAACTCGTTTGTGACGTAGCGTTTAGTGATTACTTCACCACCGCCTTGATCATGACCAGCAAGCATACCGCCTAGCATTACAAAATCAGCTCCTGCGGCAAAAGCCTTAGCAACATCGCCAGGACTACTACATCCACCGTCAGCGATAACATGACCGCCAAGACCATGCGCTGCTTCGGCACATTCGATGACGGCCGAAAGTTGTGGGTAACCCACACCAGTTTGAATGCGAGTAGTGCAAACAGACCCAGGCCCAATACCAAGTTTAACAATGTCGACTCCATTTAGAATTAACTCCCGTGTTTGATTAGCTGTAACGACGTTACCGGCGATGATTACTAGATCAGGAAAGATATCACGAACTGCTCTAATTTGCTGAACAAAATGTTCTGAGTATCCGTTTGCAATGTCCATACAGACGTACTTTAAATTATTGCCTACCGCTGTATGGACATCAACCAATTTATCAAAGTCACTCTGACTAGTACCTATACTCATAGCACAATATTGTGTACGGTTAGTTGAACC